AAGAAAGGCAACCTAGAATGATTCGTCCATTAACAGAAAGTTTAACATTCGATCAAGCTAAGATCGAGGTTTTACACGAAGGTAAAGACGATAACAAGCACCTTAAAATGAAAGGTGTGTTTATTCAAGGTGGTGTAAAAAACCAAAACCAAAGAGTGTATCCGGTTTCAGAAATTAGTAAAGCAGTAAGCAACATCAAAGAAAGACTAGATGGCGGCTTTAGTGTTTTAGGTGAAGCAGATCATCCAGAGAACTTAACAGTTAATCTAGATAGAGTTTCACATATGATTGAACAAATTTGGATGGATGGTCCAAATGGTCTTGGAAAATTAAAAATAATGCCTACACCAATGGGTAAGATTGTTACAACTTTACTCGAAAGTGGTGCAAAATTAGGAGTTAGTTCTAGAGGTTCCGGCAACGTAGGTGAAAACGGTGAAGTTCGAGATTTTGAAATTATCACTGTGGATATTGTTGCACAGCCCTCTGCTCCAGACGCCTATCCAAAAGCCATATACGAAGGTTTATGGAATATGAACGGTGGTCAAAGATTACACGGTCTTGCACATGCTAGTTTGCATGATGCAAAAGCACAAAAGTTTTTGGCTAGCGAAATTACTAAGTTAATAAATGAGCTAAACAAGAAGTAAGGAGATTCAGATGGCAGATATAACAGAAATTTTCAGTTCAGATGTGTTAAGCGAAGAACTGAAAACACAAGTCCAAGAAGCTTGGGAGACTAAGCTGTCTGAAGCCCGTGAGGAAATCTCTGCAGAGCTTAGAGAAGAATTTGCACAGAGATATGAGAATGACAAATCACAGATTGTGGAAGCAATGGACAACATGCTGTCAGATGCATTAAAGAAAGAAATTTCTGAATTTGCAGAAGACAAAGCAAAAGTTGTTGAAGAAAGAGTTGCTTACAAAAAAGCAGTCGGTGAACATTCTGATATGCTGTCAACATTTGTTTCTGATACACTAGTAAAAGAAGTAAATGAACTAAGAGCAGACAGAGAAGCACTTAAAGGTCAATTTACAAAGTTGGAAAACTTTGTAGTCAGACAACTCTCCAAAGAGTTAACAGAATTTGCTCAAGACAAAAAGGATCTAGTTGAAAAGAAAGTCAAACTAGTAGCTGAAGGTAAGAAACTTATCGAAGATACTAAATCAGCTTTCATCAAAAGAGCCGCAGGTCTTGTGGAAAAACATGTTGATTCGACACTGAAGAGTGAATTAAGCACTTTAAAAGAAGACATTAAAGTTGCCAAAGAAAACAACTTTGGTAGAAAAGTGTTTGAAGCATTCGCAGGTGAATACATGAGTTCTTACCTTTCAGAGGGTGGAGAAATACGTAAGTTGCAGAATGTAATTTCAGAATCTAAAGAAGCTGTTTCTAAATTAGAAAAAGCAATTGAAGAAAAAGAAGCTGAAGTTAAAGCAACACAAACCAAACTTAAGATTGCAGAGGATAAAATGATTAGAGAAAAAACTCTATCAGAATTAGTCTCTCCGCTTTCAAAAGACAAACGTCAAGTAATGGTCGAGCTATTAGAATCAGTACAAACTGCAAATCTTAAAAAGCAGTTTGAAAAGTATCTACCAGCTGTATTAAATGAGACAGTAGAATCCGCATCAGCAGATAATATTATCACAGAACATACAGGTGATAGATCACTAAATACTGATGACAATACATCGATTAAAAACGATATCGTTAACATAAAAAGACTAGCAGGATTAAGGAGTTAATACTATGTCAGATAAAACATTAACTGAAAATTGGAATGATACTAAATCAGCACTGCTAGAAGGTCTTGCAGGCCAAAAAAAAGATACAATGAGTGCAGTTCTAGAAAACACTCAGAAGTATTTGGCTGAAAGTGCCACAGCAGGTGCAACAGGTGCAGGTAACGTAGCCGCCCTAAACAAAGTTATCCTTCCAGTAATTAGAAGGGTTATGCCTACAGTGATCGCGAATGAAATCGTTGGTGTCCAGCCAATGACAGGTCCAGTAGGTCAAATTCACACATTAAGAGTCAGATATGCCGACTCAGCTAACGGTGTAACAGCCGGAGACGAAGCATTATCACCAGCCTCTATCGCAAGAGGTTACTCAGGTGATGACTCATCATCAGGTACAACTGCAGATGCAACAGCATCTAAAGAAGGTGTAGCTGGTAACAGACTATCAATTCAGATCTTAAAGCAGACTGTTGAAGCTAAAACAAGAAAGCTATCAGCAAGATGGACTTTTGAATCAGCTCAAGACGCCAATGCAATGCATGGTCTTGATGTTGAAGCAGAAATCATGGCCGCTTTAGCACAAGAGATCACAGCTGAAATCGATCAAGAAATTATCGGTTCACTATTATCTCTAGCTTCAGCTTCAGGTGATGATTACGATCAAGGTAACGCATCAGGTACAGCTACATTCGTAGGTGACGAGCATGCCGCACTTGCTGTTCTAATCAACAGAGAAGCAAACAGAATTGCACAAAGAACAAGAAGAGGCGCAGGTAACTATGCTGTTATGTCTCCAACTGCTCTTACAATTCTACAATCTGCAACAACTTCAGCTTTTGCAAGAACAACTGAAGGTACATTTGAAGCACCAACAAATACTAAGTTTGTAGGTACTTTAAACGGTGCAATGAGAGTATATGTAAACTCATATGCCTCAGATGCAACACCAGTACTAGTTGGTTACAAAGGCCCAGGTGAAGTAGATGCACCAGCATTCTACTGTCCTTACATTCCACTAATGTCATCAGGCGTTGTGATTGATCCAGGCACATTCGAGCCAGTAGTGTCATTTATGACAAGATACGGTTACGTTGAGCTTTCAAACACAGCATCATCATTAGGTAATGCAGGTGACTACCTA